TCTGTATAAGAGCTTGGTTAATAGCCTTCTGAGACTGTATAATCTCTCTGAATATACCGTAGTACTCTTTTTTGTTTGAGCTATGCAGCTTTTGCACTCTGTAAGGCCACTTAACTTTACGATAAGTGATTTCTTTCTTAGCTAGCAGTTTGTCGTCACACCAGAACATAGACCAGCGTCTATCTTCATCGTCAACTAATACAGTGTGTACAACTAGATAGTTATCATCAACTCTGAACTCACCGCTGTAACCGCTGTAAGAAGAGCTGCTGCTGTAGTTGTCACCTTTGTAAGTTTCTTCAGCGTAAGTATATTCAGCTTCGTCTACAGCCAAATGGTTATACTGAGGATTAAGTGACTTAGCAGCATCTTGACCGAACATTCTAGCTAATTCAGTTTCTGGCATCCACTTAAATCTATGCAAGTATGTGCCGTCAGAGTAGTCGTGCTCCATGCTGTTAGCATCTATTACAATCTGATAATCTGGTACATGCCTAGTGTCTATATCATGTATAGACCTACCAAACTGGTCTATGGCTCCTGAGTCTTTAATGTTAGTAGAACAACACATTATACCGGAGATTAGGCCACCTAATTTAATCTCATCGCCTTCTAGGTCGAATCTATTTTGTTCAAACGTATATTGAATCGTGTCATTTAAAACGGTGGCCGTGGTGACGTCTCTAGGATGCCTCGCACGCGCCACAGCAGTATTAACGACCGTTGAATAATACCCAACAAGCATTCTTGCAAAAAGCTTAATGACGTTAAAAGTCTCAGCAGGCTGACCTCGGTTAGAGAGCACAGCTAACTGCTCAGACGTGTACTGCCTGTTGTGGTACAGGTCCCATACTTCTCTAGCCTCTATTCTAGAGTCTTCAAAAGCGTAGTAGCCTTCTTTAAATGCATCTCTACAATGCTTAACTGTAGCTTTCATTATAAGTCCTCAAATGCGTCTTTCCAAGAATCGTCCATAACCTGTTCTGTAGTCACTTTATTAGGCTTAACAGAGTTAACCATGTTTATACGAGAGTCTATCTGTCTTATAGCTTCATCGATGTTATCAACACTGCTGCCTAAGTAAAACTTAGCAACATATGGGTCGTTAGTATTACGTATACTTTCAAGCTGGTTTTTTATAGTCCCCATTTGAGTATTAAGTCTTTGCATAACAGGCTGGAACTTCTGACCTAGTGTACCAGCTGCTTTGTTAAAAGCTTTTATCTCAGCAGGAGTTAGTGTAGCTCCGTATAAAGAATTACGAAATATGTTTCTAAAAGTCTCGTATGAAGATGTGCCTTTAGCTCCACCTACTTCATCGAATATATACTTCTTAACGTTGCTTAACATACTGTCCATTAGGCCTGTCTCACTAGGAGTAAGTTCTTCACCAGCAACTCCGCCTAGCTGAGTTAGATTATTTAAGTCTCTTAGAACTCGTTTATCTTCAGTGCTTATTTCTACACCTAGCAGCCTTTGAATGCTTGCTACTTTTCGTTGTATACCAGCACTTTCTTTAGAAGTTAAATTGGACATGTTACTATCTAAGAAGTCTATCTCGTCAAGAGAGTCCTTAGCTAAGTTAGCTTCTTCTATATCTTTAGACTTAGCTGACCTGTTTTCATTTTTGTACTTACCTACTGCTTCTTCACGAGTAGAACCTTTATTGTCATCTATGTAAGCTTGAACATACCGCTCTTGGTCTGTCATACCTTTGCCAGAATTCTTTTGAGCGAAGTACTTTTCAGTAGCTTCTAGTGTAGATATTTTACTTTCTTCAGCTATAAGCTTAATAGCTTCTAAATCTTGACCTTTAGAACCACCTTGTTCAATCTCTGTTACAGCTTGAAAAGCTTTATGATAAGACATCTCAGGGTTAGCTTTAATCATTGACTCTACAGCTCTATTAGTCATGTCAATCTTAGATATAGACATACCTTTGCGAGCAAGCTCAGATATCTCAGCTCTCTTCCTAGTTTCCTCTAGCTTCTCATTTGTCATGTGCTTGCCGTATCCTGACATAGCATAGACTTTATCGATATCCCAAACTGTCTTTTCACCTTTATTATCAGTAGTTACTACAAAGCTCTTGTTTAGTTTTTTATCAGCTAGTATACCGTCAAAATCTTCATACCCAGCAGACTTCATTTTTTGTCTAATTTCAGGAGTGTCTGATAGAGAGTCGTATCTAACTATAGGACTGTTTGCTTTAGCTCCTACAGGATTCTTTTTAACTGACGCAAGCATATTGTTAAGATGTCTAGTGTCACCATCTGCTTCATACTTATCAAAAGCTGAAAATGTAGTAGCTTTAAGCAATTGCTGATTAGCTTTTCTAGTCTCTAACTTAGACTCAGCCATCATTTGAGTGTGTTGTTGGTCTCTTAAAGGCTGCTGATTCTCATAGTCACTAAGCATTAACTCAGATTTTTTTCTTCTCGCAACAGCATCAGCTTGATTAGCTTCTCTTGTAACTCTGCCTTGCTCATACTTCTGAACAGACTTAGCTCCTTCAGTTATACCTAATCCTATGTAAGCACTCATTATATTATTCCTATGTTAGGCGGCGGAGCTTCTGCAGCAGGTTTTGATACATAATCAGCAGCTGCAGTTCCAGCTACGTCTATAGCATTACCTATAGATTTACCTGCTGCTATTTCAGAGTTTGTAGCACGAGTTCTAGCAGACTGAGCTTGACTATTCATATTAGAGCTTATTGTGTTAGCAGGATTTTGTCCTAAGCCAACCTGTAAAAAGCTTGTTTTATCAGCAGCTACTTGTCTGTCAGAGTCTCTTCTAATTCCAGCTCTAGTTTCCGCTGCGCTTAACTCTCCTTGGAACTCTAAGCTAGCTGAAACACCAGAATCAGTTATGCCTCTCTGAGCAAGATTCTCTCTCATACTAGTCATGCTAGTTTCAAATTCTTGCTGAAAAGTCTCAAGTCCCATAGACTCGTAGTAATCGCCTGTTAAACCTTCGTAATAACTAGCTAAGTTGTCTTCTATGTCACCGTAAGTCTCTTTCCAATCATCGTAGCGCTCTTGGTCAAAAGCAAGAGAGTTTGCTTCAGACTCATCTGCTCTCCTTGTGCTTCTTTTTGAAGCTTTGTCAGAAACAACAGCGCCTAAAAGAGCTGTTCCACCTACAACGACGTTTATTACAGCCATAATTCTTTCCTCTCGTCAAATACTACTTCAGCCTCTAGTTCTTCTCTAGTTGTAGCTAATGTAGGATGGTAACTTATCCATCTAGTTCTTTTAATCGCTATACCAGCTTTTTTAGTTCCAGGCTTAGTTATCATAGTGCAAGGAGCTACTAGCCTTTTGAATCCGTCTTCAGTAGCTACAATCATTTCACCTTCTAGCATAACATCCATATGAGCTGTAGCGTGAACCTTTCCTGTAGCTAACATATTTGCCTCAAAAACTATTTCACGTTTACACAACCCGTCTATAAACTCATGAGTAGGCTCTATAGTAGCTTGAGGTAAAGTCATCAAGTACTTCTCAAAAGAGTATACTCTTTCTGCGTAGCTCTTGTTTGAGAATAGCAAAAAGTCTAACGCTACAACACTGTGCACTTCTTCTTTTGTTAAACTAGGATACATAAGTTCCGCTCACTGTTACTTGAGTTAATGAATCATCAAGAACGCCACTTGTATAGACACGAACTTCTATAGAAGTCGATGAGACTATAGTAACTGTAGTTTCTTTGTTAGACGTAAAATAAGAGTTAACTCTATTAACGTCTTCTTCTACTTCAAATAGGTAGACACCTTCAGCTGTTCTTGTTCCTGATGATACGCGGCTAGACTTGTTTATAGTTACATCACCGTTTGTAACTCTACAGTCAAAGTCAATTTTAACTGTACTAAGTTCTGTTCTGTCAAGTTCTTCTACTTCAGATTCTTCTTCAGTAGAGACTATAGATTCTTCTAGAGCGTCTATGCTTTTTCTTAACGCTTGTATATTATCAGTCCCAGACTTAAGACCCAGTATAGAATCTATGTTCTGAACTAATATTCTTAAAACTCTTCTAAGACTAGTCTCATTAGATAAGTCTGCAGGGACAGCTACTATAGATTCTCTAGTCATTCTTCCTCCTAGACACTTCATACTCTATCTCATAAACAGAACCTGTTCCAGCTACTCTAATACTACAACTGTATCCTGACTGACTATCTTGAGGAACTTTAACCATATGAGTATTCTTTGTAGTAAATTCTTTAGTTATTACTACAACGTCGTCTATGAGTATTTTAACTTCTATTGCTCCTTCCGTACGGAAGTAAAATTTCATATAGTATTTTAACTCAGTGTAAGAGCCTTCTATAAAATTTGGGGACACATAAGACATGCTAAGAAGTGTACTAGTAGCTAATACAGTGTATATTAAGCTGTCGTATGTACCGTATAACACACCTTCTTTTTTATACAGTGAAATAACGTCTAAATCAAGCTTTTTAAATATAGGCTTAAACCTGTAATCCCAAACAAAAGTAGTATCGTCTGTTAAATGCAAGTAGTACACTTCACCTACGACAGTAGAAGTTTTAACACTGAATCTTATATCACCTATATCTGACTTAGTTATACTCTTAACATCATTACCTGAGGATATACACAAGCCATCTTCTGAAGCCCATATTAGCATACCCTTGCCAACTCTTTGAACTGACTCTTGAGATATGCAACCTTGGTCTCCACTTAGCGGTTGGGGAGACAGAGAGAACGGGCCAGAGCCTGTTACTAAGTAAGTCTCACCTAAAGTCATAACTAACAAGCCTGAAGCAACAACGCCTATACCAGTAATATCACTATCAAACTGCAGAAAATACTCTGTTGGCCAAGCGTCAGGTACTCCTATAGGAGTAAATCTTAGCTTGTCATCAACTGCTCCAAACAACATAGCATAAGCTTCTGTTAAGTATATCAAGTCTGTAGGAGCTGCGTTGTAATTTTCAGATGTAAGAGTCTCACTTAACAAATCTGTATCTAGTATGCTATCTATATAGTCTGCTGTTGAAGCAGCAAGTTCTACAACTAATGTAAATGTTGCTACATTACCGCCTACTCTATAAAGTTTTATTTTGTCTACTTGAGAGTCTGTAGAAGCTACAAAGTCTAATTCTATCTGGCCGCTGTCTAATTTTAACTCATCAGATAAAGGAGAAGGCGCTGATTCAGAACCGTCTGCAGAGTTGTAGTAAGTGTAAACATACTGATAAGTGCCATTAAATGGGCTTATAGTTGAAACATCTAGTACAATAGGACCTACAATATTGCTGTTGTCAGTTGTATCTAATATAGCTACAGAAGCGTCTGAAGTAGTACCCATACGTCTCCACTGGTTTCCTAGGTACTTGTACAGCTCTATAGAGTCACCAATTTCTCCTAAGAAGTTATTAAACTCTACACTTCTGTAAAGAGTTCTAAGTATTCCTGTGTTTACAGCTATCGGAGGAGCGTCTAAAGAAGAAGCGATAACTGTAGTCTTTATTTCAGTAGGGCTTAGAGAGCTTTCTATAAGCCTGTAAGCTCTTGATTTTATCCCATTTTTAACGTTAAACAATAAATAGTTATGGTTGTATGTCTCTAACCCACCTGAGTCAGTCTTTAGTACAACTTCAACTCCTGTTAAAGGATTAGCTCCTGATAAGTGAGTTATTGTAGGCTTAGCTAAAGGAGCTGCTATTCCTAAGTTGCTTGTAACGCTGTTTCTTCTTTTTGTAGGCTGAGTTCCATTAGTAGTAAACATGAAACCTTGAAACTCTACGAAGTCAGTTCTAGTATCGCTTTGTATCCATTCATCGCCTTTATCATACCACTTCATGTACACACTACCAGCTAATCCTGTGCTAACTTTACTCTTAACAGGACTAAGTGAACCTTTAGCATTGTCTATATTAATATTAACAGTGCTTTGGTCTAAGTTAATTAGATGGGAGTCTAGTCTAGTAGACAAGCCTCCATCAAATTTCTGAAGCTTCATTAGAATGAACTTCTGTAGTTAGTATGAAACTCACCAGAGCGATTGTGGTTTGCAGCTTCTGAGTCTTTAGCTTTCTTTAAGTCTCTATCATAGAACTGCAGTTGCTGTAAACCTTTTGCTTGCCAGCCTGCATCTAAGTCGTTTAAAAATGTTTGACCTACTATGTAGTACTTAAGAGCTTTGTCAAACATCTTATGAGTATTTAAAGTATCTGTAAGCTCAGTAACGTCATCCGGCATTCTGACATAGTAAATTTTTATGAGCTTATTGTCACCTTCTAAACCTGTAGCAACTCCTAGAGGACCAGAAAACTCTGTTAGTACACCGAAGTAAGTTAAATCTGCTACTACTCCGTAAGTGTCAATAGTAAAGTCATCTTCTAAAATACTATCGTCTGGAATAGGGTACAGTCTAACAGTTCCTAAGTTGTTTTTATCGTATATAATAGCTCTAGGAGAGCCTACATCGCTTTCCCAGCCTTGAGTTAGTCCGAAGTCTAACTCTATGTTAGAATTTCCTAGTATAAAGTCTACATCGGCGTAGCTTAAAAGAGGTAGCTTACTGTTTTTGTACACTGCTCTAGTTATCATCCAGCAGTCTTCCGGAAGAGTTATAGTGCTAACTCCTACAGATAGAAGAGAGTACTTAGATTCTTTAAGTACTTTAGTAGCTTCACAAAAATCTTTTTGGGCTTCGTCTAATACTACAAGCAAGTTTGCATCAGAATACCTATCTTTATTAACATCTGATAGAGTTATTCTGCTTCTAGCTAGTATGTCTTCTATTCTGCTCATATTATGCTACTCTATTCTGTCGGTTTAAATACGGTTTCATATAAATAGCCAGCTTTCACCTTATAGCCTTTAAATGCTGTATAGACTCCGGCTATACTGTAGCCTTTACCAGCTGTTACTATAGGCTTAAGTATGAACTGAGCAGCTAAGGTAAGTAAAGCAGAAGCAGTATAAGAGAAAGCTATCTCAGTTACTAAAGACTCCTCTTGCTCTGCTGTACCTGTAGCGCTGTACTCTTTAGTTACTGCTACTTCCTTAGCTATACTGTTAGTTCCTATACCTAAGTAAGCTAAGGTCTTCTGTATAAGTTTAGCTATTGCTGAAGTACCTGTAGCTGTGTAAGACTTAGTAAGGTTAAAGGTAGATGCTGTATCTGTAGTTGCAGTCCCTGTACCTGCGTAGCTAAGAGCTAGAGACAAGTCAAGAGATTTAGCTATAGAGGAAGCAGCTACCGCTGAATAAGTTAGAGTTAAGGGAGTAGTTGTACCACCGCCTCCGCCTGCATCCGTTGCAATCCACCAAGCTCCTGATGTTACCGCTTGGTTCTGGTATTCTATTGTTTCTTTGTCTGCTGTTACATCAGTGCTTAAATCGTACTCATCAAGCGAACCTTTGTAAAGACGATTATTACCCCAACGACCAAGACTTACTCCGTCATTATTGGTTGCTACGTCTAAATTCTCAGCATCATCTGTAGAAACTAAAGCCCCGTCATAATACACCTTTAGCCGCTGGGTAGCTAAAGACCTATCGAATGTAGCAGTAAGCCTATGCCAGCCTGTAATAGTACCACCGGTATTAAGCCCTGCTGAGTAAGTATTACCGTTTGATAATCTTATAAACGCGTTAACTGACGAAGAACCACCTGAGATATAAAGCAAATGTTTATAGCTGCTAGTACTACTTCTATCAAAGCAGATGGCAGCCTTTCCGCTCAGCCCTGAGTCCGGTTTAAACCATACAGATGACTTGCCTTTACCTTGTAGATTTGAGTTAGCATTTGCGTCAGTAAACCTTCCGTATTGGGTATTACCGTCGTAATCCCTAGCAGAGCCTATTTGCCCAGCTAAATCTTCTATACTATTATCGAAGTTTAAAGAGGTGTTTCCTGTCGAGTCATAGACTGTTGCCCCTAAATGCGCTCTCATCTTACTATTAACCCAAACCGCTTCACTGCCGTATGTGGCTGTATCAATCTCCTTTACTGCTGCTGGCTTATTACCCCATACATAAACTAATGTATCAACCGCAACACTAGGAATCAGTGTCCAGACTATGTCTAAACCATCAACTACCTCAATCGGGTACTGTGTATTACCTCCTATATCACCAGAAAACCGTACGTCACCGCCATCGCTTTTAAGGTCGGCAATCATCGCAGTTGTGTAGGCCGCACCCCTAATTACAAGAGCGGTATCAACAGAAGTAGCACCACTTACTGCGGGTACTTTTAATGTTCCTAGGTAGGTAAAACCTTCTGTAGATAAAGACACAGTCTATCTTAAGACCAAGTAAGTTGAAAAGTAAACGCTATCTTATCACCTATAGCTAATGCTATACCGGTGAAGTCACTTTTAAGCAGCATACTGCCAGCACTAGCTGCATCAAATACTCCAGCGTTAGTGATAGTCTGCGCACTTAAAGAAGTAATGGTAGCTACGAACTGGTTCTGGTTAGCTATAGGTTGCGAGTTAGTTGTGCTAACGCGTGCTTCAGCACCCTCAGAAAACAGAGTAGTATCCGCTTTAGCTGCAGTACCAGCTCCTGCTCCCCAAGCAGCTCTCCAAGTAGGAGCTGATACTGTACCGTCAATAATGTCTGCAGTTTTAGCTTCCCCTGCATCTGTGAATATATCAGCCATGCTTAATTACCTCCTCTGTGCCGTCTGCACGTATTACTTTAATTTCTACTAGCTTAGATTCTGCTTTAGCTGTAGCTTGTTTAGCTCCGCCTGTAGATTCAGAATCTTTCTTAACGAAGCAGCGACCTCTGTTAACTCCCTTAACCATATGCTCTTTTCTTCTCCAGGCTTTAACTCTTTCCCATAGTCTCATAAGATACTCCTTAATACAGGGCTACTATACTTCTGTTACTATAGCTGTGAAATTATCTATTGTAATAGATGCTGCTTGAACGCTAGCAAATCTGAACCTAGCTCCACCGTCTCTTTCATCTGCATCTTCAATAGTCATATGATAATCAAATGTAAAACCAGTGCCAACGGCAGCAGTCTTATAATAAGCGTGGTTAAGCTGATGTTCGTGGGCTGAGCCTGTCCCCTCCGATACAGATATAAACATGTCAATCTCTTGTGCTGCAAGATTGTCAAATGTACCTCTTGCTGTAAAATGAATAACATCGCCAATTTTAGTGTTAGACAAGTCAAATTTACCAGTTGCAGGATTCCATATTAAAGGCTTTCCATCTGGGTTATAAGAAGCTGTAGTGTTAGCGTTGTTAGTTAAATATGTATCAGTTGCACCGCCAACGTGCGATATAGCTGCAGCAGTACTTCTGGTAACAAACCAGTATGTTCTATCTACAGGCTCTACAGGTGAGCTACTGTAACCTTTTACTATATTAGTAAACATATCAGTTCACAGTATCAGTGAATGTTAAAGTGCCAGAGCCTGCAACACCAGTCAAAACAAACTTGTACTCTTCTACAGCTCCGATAAACTGTATAGTAGAAGGAGCTGATAAGTCTATAGCTTCTATAGCTTCAAAAAAGCTTGAGCCGGGCTTTTTGCCTGTAACTGTTACAGTACCAGCTGTTACTGAAGCTGGTATGTTTACAGCAAAATCATGGTAACGCATGTTACCTTCAGGCGATGGTATTGTATAAGTACCGTTTATAGCTGTTATTTGCATTACTAACTCCTAATGATTATTGAAGAACTCTAGTTTAAAGCTCTTTAATAAACAGCCTCCATAAGGAGGCTATTAGATTAAGTTAACTTAGTGTACTCGCCAGTATTTTTCTCATACTCTAAGTACTCGATGTATACTAAGTACTTGGCTACAGCAGTAACGCCGCCAGCCTTAGATACATTAAGCCAAATAGGAACACCTGTTCCTGTTTCAACGCCTGCTACAGCTGTTCCTTGTTTTCCGGCAGTTTTTAGGTTGGCGCCAGTCATAAGCTGAGCACCAGCAGAAGCAGTACCGACGGTAGCTGCAGCGGAAGTAGCAGCATCGCTGACTACTTGGACTTGTATATGTGTAGCAAGTACAAGAGAGTCAGGTGGCAAATAACCAAGTAAATGATTACCTGCAGCAGCTTCTACGTTACCATCAGCAGTACCTTCTACGATGGGTGCGACAAACATACAGACACCTTTTTTCTGCATGTTGTTATTCTTACGTACTAAATCAGTCATGATTAGCTCCCTACCTTAACATCAACAGCAATTAGGCCATAATCAATACCCGAGATTTTGGCTGCTTTGTAGTCTTTGTTTTCTGCTAAAAGCTTAGTTTTACAAGCGTCAGTCCAGAACTCAACAGCAGATTCAGACTTGATGTCAAAATCTTGAGAACCTTTATACTTATAATCAGGCTGCTTACCAAAAGCAATCTGCAAAGCACCAGCGCCTAATATAAAACCACGAGAATGCAAGTTACTAGAACTGTAGTCAAAACCAGTTTGACCAGTCCATATAGCTGTAGCTGGAGTTGCGCCGTCATACTGACGTAAGCCTGCAATTTCTACTTCTGAGTCGTTAAAACCAAAACCAGGAACTATTCCTTCAGTAGCACCAAAGAACTGAGGAGCTTCTACAATCATAAGGTTACCGATTTTGCCCATTACGCCAGATAGTAGTCTGTTGTTGTTACCTCGAACATCAGCGTTGTAAACAATAGTTTGGAAGTTACTGTCTTTACGCAAGATGTTAGCCATTGAAGCGTCAATCATCATGACCCACATTGGCTTGTCGCCGTCCATCATAAATGGCTTAAGTGGAGCACGAATAGCGCCTGTAGTGAAACCTTGAGACGTTTTCAAAGTAGTACTTATACTTAACAGTTGGTTAAAAGTAAAGGTAGTACCCAAGTCAATTACGTGAGTAGGCGCCTGAACCTGCTTACTTTCAGTATTTACGACACCAGAAGCTGCGTCAAACAACATTTGGTCTTTAAAACGGACAAATAAATCGCCGAGTTTGTTACGAGAGTCGCTGTGCTCATTGATGCTTAAATCACCGATGTTCACACCGTCAAATTTATCGCCATTGTCAGCGACTAGACGATAACGCTCTACAGTAAGCTTGTCAGAGAATTTCTTCTTCTGTTCGCCTTTACCGAACGCTGTGTCTTTACCTTTGATGCCTTTACCACTAAGGTTGCCATCAAAATCGAATACTACTGTATGTCCAGACCCCGAATTTTCGTTATTAGACTGAAATACTATAGCATCTTTAGATGTTCCAGTATATGCACCCCAAAAAGACTTAGATGCAGACTGAACGAGACCTTCTCTCATCCACTTCTTACGTACTAAGTCTGAGCCAATATCTACGACTGCTGTAGTCATGATAATTCTCCAAGTTGATTATAAGTTAAGTGTTATTTAGGAGAATCCCTTAGGAGTCCTTGGCTAGTAAATTGAGGTGCGATGGTGGTTAAAAACCGAGTCATCTGATAATTTACTATTACTGTATTATAGTACCGCGTCCGTGCGGTAATGTACAGCATTATATAATAAATAGGATTAGTATATTTCTTTAGTGTAGTCTTTAGACGACTGATTTTTTAAAGCTTCACCAGAAGGAGAGTCTGAACCGCTAGACTTGTTTAAATCAGGCTCATCTTCAATTTTTTCACCTTTTTTAACAGCTTTACCAGTGGTTAGGTACTTTTTAGCTGTTTCTAAAAACTCTGTAAAGGTTATTTTACCTTCTTTAAGCTGTTTAACTACTCTAGGAGGGACGTCGTTGTCAATAGACTCTTGTGTGATTTGTGCTTTAGGGTTGTAAGCGTTGTAAGCGTCTAATTCTGCTTGACGTACTTCTAATTCGCTTAAGTCTGATACTTCTTTAGTTAACTTTTCACGTTTTTCTTTAAACGTTACTTTTGCTTCGTCTCTAATTTCAGATATTTTCTTGACGTAAGCGTCTGGGTCTTGGGATTTTAGTTCTTCTAGCTTAGACTTCTGACTAGAGGTTAGAGACTCTATAGCATCGACTTCCCAGCTTTCAGCAAGCTTTGAATTCTCTGCTTCTAGCTGTTTATTCCTCTGCTGACTCTTAGTATATGAGCTTTGAGTGTCTCTGTGTCTTTTTTCAAGCTTAGCAGCGTATATAACTTGCTCATTAGCTTCTGTGCCTTCTGGGAGTTGCAAGTTACCTTCTTCATCTACGGTAGAATTTGCTACAATCTCATTTACTTCTTCTTCAAAAGTTGCCATCGTGGTACCCTCATGGTTAAAAAATCATTATAATATAATTGTGTACAAAAAGAAACAAAAATATTATTATTATTAAAATATTTTGGAGGTCATATGGCTATACACACTTTCTCAACTAAAGAAGAGACACAAAAAGAAGTACTTAAGCTAAAGTTGTACTGTAAAAAGAATTATATTAACTTTAGTGCAATGGTAGTACAAGCTATAACAAAGCAGAATAAGGAGCTAGAGAATGACAAACAGAGATAAAGTCTTTATAGAAATAAGTAAAGGCACGGCTTTCGCTGACATAGCCACATCTCTTCAACTTGGCTACACGACAGTTCTAAAATATAAAAAGGAGTATGACATAGCAGAAAAAGAAGGCAAACTAGATTTAATACTTTCACAAGACTTAAAACTAATAGAGCACATATCTGGCGAGCTGCCTGAAGACGCTTCTGAATTTATGGACAAGATAAAAGGCTTAGACAGACTTAACGTTAACATGCAGATGTCTGCTGAGCTAATATTAGTTAAGCTAAAAACAGTAATAGCTAATGTAGGACCAGATGATGTTGTTGACCTTATGAGCTGCACTAAACTTCTGTGTGACTTGCAGAATGCTTTCTTCAACAAGAACGCTGTTAACGTCAATGTACAAAACAATAACTTTGACTCTGGTGAATCTGGCTATAAGGAGTATCTAAGTGACAAACCGACTATCGATAACCCGGGAGCAGTTTAATTACTTATATCCTGACTTAAAAGGTTACTTTGACTTCTTTAATGACTCACCACCTGCAGGTATTAGCAAGAAAGAGTTCGAGCGAGTATACCTAAGTAACAAACTCTGGCGCCTTAATAACATATATAAGATTATAAACAAGAAAGGTGAAGTAGTAGTATTCCGTATGAACTACGCTCAGCACAGAGTGTATGCTGTTTCTAGAATCCACCCTCGTGTAATAATACTTAAGTCAAGACAGCAGGGCATAAGCACATTCTGGCTTGTTAGCTACTTCGACGACTCAGTTTTCAAGAGCCACCTCAATGTAGGACTCATGGCTCAAGGTACTGACGAGGCTTCTACTCTACTTGAACGAACTAAATTTTTATGGGATAACGTAAGCGATGAAATCAAAGCATTCATACAAGTGTCACTTCAGAAAGACAATACGAAGGAGTACAGCTTTAGCAACAACTCTTCTATGTTCATACGTGTGTCTTTTCGTTCTGCTACACTTCAACGCCTGCACATATCTGAGTTCGGCAAAATCGCTAATAGTTACCCGAAGCGTGCTAGAGAAGTCAAGACTGGTACACTGCAGGCACTAGCTGCTGGCAACACTGGTGTAATCGAATCAACTGCTGAAGGTGACAATGAGTTTAAAACTATGTGGAACAACTCTCAGTTAGCTCTGCATTCTGGTGAGATGTCACCTAAAGACTTCTATCCTGTCTTCTTATCGTGGCTCGATGACCCTGACTGCCAATTAGACATACTACAGTCTATAGACGAGGAAGCTGCAACTTACTTCAGTAAACTAGAGGAACTAACAGGTGCTAAGCTAACTGTGAAGCAGAAAAACTTCTGGATAGCTCAGAGGCGCGAACTCGGTAGCGACATACTTCAAGAGTACCCTGGAACTCCAGAGGAAGCTTTCATGGCCTCCAAAGACGGAACCTACTTCTCACGCACATTCAGCGAGACTTGTGTACGTAAAAACAGAGTAGTCAAGGGCCTGTACGACCCTAACCTTAAACTGTATGTATTCTTCGACTTAGGCGTAGACGATTACACAGTTCTAATCTTCGCTCAGTTCTATAAAGGTGAGTGGAAGATACTTGATGAGTACTACAACGATGGATATGCTATCGTGCACTATCTTGACTACATCAAAAATCACAAGTGGAGTGACAACGTATACTCTCTTAAGTTCCCTCATGACATAGAAGTACGAGAGCAAGGAGCACATCACAGCAACGGACGAGCTAAGAAGAGAAAGGCTATAGTGCAAGACTACAAGCGTGACAATTATCAAAAGTGGTTCATAGACGTCATACCTAAAGGTGACTTACTGGACGGCATCGAGCACGTGCGTAGTATCATACCTAATATGTACATTGACCCGTGCTGCACTTATCTAATTAGCTGCATAAACAAGTATACTAAGGAGTGGGACGACAAGTTGAAAATCTGGAAGAAGACTCCTAGACATGATGAGTACTCTCACGGAGCTGATTGTCTTAGGCAGCTTGCTACTGATAAAAGTTTCAGTTACAAGGCTAAGACTCTTAGAACTAGCTCGATACCGCAAGGAGGAGATGTGTAGCAAGTTAATAAATTTAATAACTCTAAAACGCTACTACAATTTAAAAGGCAGGGACGCAAGAACAACTACAAGCAACATCTACCCTAGGGGTACCTACCTGGACTAACTTATAAGTTATAAGAACTTACTAGCTTAGACTCAAATGTTCTTAGAACTTAAAAGCATAACATATAACTAACATAGATGACAGCGTGCTTTCGCTTATGCTTAAACGTTCTTAGAACTTATGAGTATATGCTCGTGCCAATAGTTCTTAGAACTTAAAAGCATAACTAATATAGAACCAGCGAGCTTATAGCTTAGACCTAAATATGCTTAGAACTTATGAGTATAGCTAATATTAGTAGTTATTATTATATTATTTAATAAATCTAATAAATCTTAATCAATATACAACCTATGAATAAGGTAAGAATACTTACCATCTAAGGTACAGGTTACAAAAAGATGAGATTTATTAGATTTATAGAACAGCGTTATGAGTGTTAAACTGCGTTATAAGCTTAAGTTATACTACACGAGTAGTTCAATATTTCTCAAAAGTGATTTCAGCTCCAATCATCTAACTAATAGTAACACCTATCCGAGACTACTAAACACGACCAGAGCTCACTCAGCGCTTACTAGTATAATTCACCATTTATTATGCGAGCGTACACGTGCGTACCACAATTAGCTAACGCTAGTATATATCAGTTAGTTATATAGTATAATTATTTGTTATTTATTAAATAAGTCACAAGCAGTTAAGATGTATTCACGCTAACCAAAAGGAAAACATCATGTCAAACATCAAAACCCAGTACGCAGAAATAGTCGCTCTTCTTGAAGCTAACAAAAACAAGAAGGTATCAACGATGCTCCCTCAGATTCTTGAATTAGTTACCACTAAGCAGAATTCCAAGAATTTCATTAAGGACAGCGAAGGTAATGTCACCTCAGTCTATTGCTACTACCACAAGCAATGGGAAGAAGTATCCACTCACGAATATGGGAAGAAGGCCTCGAGTGCGACTGGATTAGCTTCGATGTGCAAAGTCGGTGTATCCCATTGGACTAAGCAACAACGCGCTAAGAAGGCTGCTGAGACCGCTCTATTGGCATCCTTAGCTCATGGTTCAACAAGTATCAAAGACCTCCCAGCGCTTCAAGAGGCTATCAATAATGCAGCGAATGCCATCGTACCAATAGTTTAGTTGATTCTTAATAGGGCTTCACGAGGTCCTATTGACAACCCCATTAAACTAGGAATAATACCATGACTAAATGCGAAGCATTACTACAAGCTGAAATTGCAGAGTTTGAGCTTAAGGACGACAGAAATTGGATACCGTCTAAGCCTACTGCTGATGAATACATGGACCAATTGAAGTACAACGCGTGTTCTGAAGCCTATGAGGATGAGTCTATAACTAAGGCTGAAGTCATCGCAGCATTTGGCCAAGACTTATACGATGAGATAGACATCGTTAAGTATGAGTATGATAACGACATTTAGCTTCACGAGGCTCTATTGACAACCTCATTAAACTAGGAATAAGCAATGAAGAAATTATTTATAAGTCAGCTAGAAGCATTAGCTACTACACTAGAAGAAACTAAAGCTATTAACTTTAGTATGAGCTATTATTATAGCACTTTCTTGAATAAGTGCGGATACACAGCTTGTGTATGTGGAGAGCAAGCATTGTCAGGTAGACTGGAGTTCTTTCCTATAGCTGATTCATTGAAGCTTAAATCACCGACGATGAGTTTTATTATACCTAATGTAGCTGGATACATAGATGAAGACTTACGAGCAGCGTGCCACACAGCTACAGGTTACAGCTCTTTAGCAAAGAGTGTAACTATGGTCGGTGCGGAAACACGTAAGAAGAAAGCGTCTGAGTATCTTACAGATGAGCAGTTACAACATCCTCATCTAACTACTGAGTCTTCACCTGAGCACGCTGCAAGTTACATCAGAATGCTTATAAGAGTATTAACAGTTTAACACTACTTATATATAATGATTAGTTATATCATATACCTAATCGTTATTTATTAAATATCATATCCGTATATAATGGGTATGAATTCACTAGGAGAATATAATGAGTATACGAGATTTAATTGAGGAGCTTGAGCACATCTGTGAGCTCATCGAAGACGAAGATATGGATAATGCTATAGAAGAACTCGAGAATCAGACTGGGACCATCCAGACGCTCTTAGATGAGCTCATTAAAAAACGCGTAGAAGATGATTAGGCGATTCTTAATAGGGCTTCACGAGGTCCTATTGACAACACCCTTAAACTAGGAATAGTACCATGATATATACAGTAGTCAAGACCACGACTCACGAGGTTGACCTGAGTGATGAACTTTGCCACTTACTAGAGCTAAAGTCTCGCTCTTCAAGAGTAGTATTAGTTAATAAGTTCGATGTAGCTCAATTAGTCTCTCTAGTCAACGAGATTAAACGTAATGAGGCTATCCTTAGTATCGACCACATCCGCTCAAGAAACGTACTCAGAGCTATTGAGGTAGCCCTAAAGCCTATTAACAAATACATAGGGACAGGAATAACACTATGAAAGAATCTCCGCTATTTATAAGTCAGCTGTTAGCTTTAGCTAAGACAATGAGCAAAGTTGATGAAGACAGTTTCAACATGTTCACATACTATAGAGGTAGTTCAATTAATACTTGCGGGTATGTGGCTTGTGTATGTAGCCATCAAGCTGTATCACGAGATTTAAAGTTATTTCCCAAATCAGATACAGCCTTGTCTTTAGGTACTCTAAAAGGAATATACTTAGCTAACTATATAGACGAAGATATACGAGAAGCTTGCATAGTACATACAGGTAGCTCTTATCTTGCAAAGTCTGTAACAAGCAGTTGCGACCGTAAGTTATTCGCACATAGTTCTAACTTACTAACACCTAATCAGTTAGAGCACCCTCACCTTAACAGCGAGTCCTCACCCAAGTTAGCTGCAAGATACATCAGAATGCTAGTAAAGGTGTTAACTAATGAGTGACACATTCAATCATGGCTTGGACGCTTATGAAACTGAAGACATAGATAGTATGTACTCAGATGACTTCGTTAGTGACCCGCTGTTCCACCATACGCATGTAGACTTTGTAGTTGTAGATAAGACTGATAAAGCTTACAAGATTACTACTGAAGGCTTAACTATCTGGATACCTAAATCTATAGTAAGAAAGAAGACTTACTTGCATACAAACATTTACTTAAGCATATTAAGGGAGAATAACAATGCCAAAGCATAACGTGTGGATGGAAGGCTTTAAGCCTAAACAAAGAGCTAAGTACTTAGGTGACTATTACGCTGATACATTCGAGCACGCCTGTAAATTAGCTTCAATTTCTAATGGCTTAGGAGAACTATACGTTGCTAAAGACAACAGCATATTCGGTTGCACACTTTTCAACAACGAGGCAGACGCCAGAAAGAGTTTCGGATAACTAAAGGAGAGCAAGAAATGAGTGTAAAATGCAAGACTTATAAAGGTGTACAGATACATACAGAGGCTGAGAAAAAACTAACTATAATATACATAGAGGGGCAGATTAAGGGCATAGAGAGTGTATATAACTGGATAGACGGCTACTATGATAGTTGCATAACTGGCAAACTGCAGGAGTTACGGGAAGAAATAAATAAGCTGGAAGATGACTCATGAAGTATTTATTACTATTAACACTATTACTATCAGCATCTTCATTTGCTGATGATTGGAAAGACAAGACAGTCGTAGTTGTAGGTGCTGGCTGGATATTTCACGAGGACAAGACTTACTATAACGGAAGATTGGTAGATGACCCTCTATCAGCTAGAATCAGTATAGAGTACAGATACAGTAAGCGTATAAAGTTTGGTATCAGTCATCATTCACAGTGGCTTACAGGGTTCCCTACAAACAACGACAAAGAAGTCTTTAAGACTGAGCTGTTCATCGACTTCTCTTTCTCTATAAATGACTTAATAAACTAACTAGGAGCAAGAAATGGCAGAATTTACAATTACAATAAGTACTCCAGATGAAGACATGAGTACTGACACATTAGAGCAGATACTACTAGATGCATTACACAAACAGTCTGTACTGTCTAGAGACTTTAGTGCAGACAGGTTATCTATCACAGGTGTAACTCCTGAATCTTACTACGAAAGGTACGGATGGGGAAGAGGAAATAGTATAGTAGAGCCTGTAATAGCGTATCAAGAAGTTAATGACATTAGTTTAGTCACTCACATCGATGATGATAATACTAAGTACAGGTACATAAGTAATAATGACTACGAAGTATGGATGGATAAAGGTGATAAACCTTACTGGCGCCTAATGCCTGATAACACTATAGAGTGTGCTTCTAACATTCACTGTGTTTCTGACCTTAATAAGATAAGACTGCTTGAAGCTAGGACAATACATGACTTCTATAATTTTAGCTTGATGTCTTAATCGAATAATTATACGATTTTATTCTAAATAAACAGTTTACGTACGATATAAATCAGTATAAGATGTATATCACAAATCGGGAATTATCCCACCAACCTAAAAAAGGAGCCTATCGTGGCTATTAAAAAAATGTTCTCTGCCATCGTTGACTTACTAGAAGCTAACGTAGATAAAAAAGTAAGTTCTGTAATCGAGCAAGTAATTAAGTTAGCTGAAGCCAAAACAGGTGGCGGCGGTGGTGTAAGTGCTTTCCATATTGTAGACGACGTAGTTGTTGCCGTTCGTTGTGCTTATCACAAGTTGTTCTTCGACCCTCGTGTTGTAGATTTTGGAGCTAAGACTTCATCTGCATCAGGCTTAAGCTCGATGAGTAAAGACGGTACAGCAAAGTGGAATGGTCAGTATAAAGCTGCTAAAGAAGCTGAAGCTGGTTTGCTTACTCGTTTAACCGCCGGTGAGATAGAAGTTGCTGACATCGCTACTGAGCAAGAAGCTATTGCACTTGAGCGTGCTAAGATATCTCCTTTAGACGATGGCTACGGGTTCGCCACACTAGAAGAATGTTTAGCTGACTCTGAAGCTCGCGGTCTGTAATACAAGCCTCATACACTTAAAAGGTCACCTCATGGTGGCTTTTTTTGCTATTAACATTATTTAATAACTGAGGTATGTGCAATGGAAGTAATTTACTTGCTGCATTCCATGCAGAAGCAAGGTACTATAGATGACCTGCTTTTAGAGGCTAACATAAACCATCAAGAGTATCGCAGGTGGCTTAAAAGAAGCAAGCTACCTATGTATAAAATGACTAAAGGCCTGTACGAAGAAGCCTTAGTCTCCGAAGACCCTAAGTACTACTTCTACCTGACTAATATTGAGAATAACAAGGTGTTATATTCTAAAGGCTGGACTGAGCCCCGTAAGAGTCTCACAGACGATATATCTGCAATGCTTAATGCTAACCCTAATTCGTCTCAAGAATACATTGCAGTTGTCCTAGGCGTCACTCAGGCTAGAGTGTCTCAAGTAGCAAGACAGTTTAATCTACGCAAAGAAAGAAAGAAGCGTACTCTGATAACTGTAGAAGACGTTAGGAAGCTACATCACTTAGATGCTCATCAGATAGCTAAGAAGCTTAATGTTAGTATGAGCACAGTTTATAAGAAGATGTCTGAATGCAAAAATATATAGACTTAGGATGGAACACAGTCCCGCTTAAAGGCAAGCTAGAAAGAATAGAAGGCGGACAGAAGACTTTACCTATATTCGAAAAGAATTGGAGAGATAAGTATGAGAAAGTCACGAACACAAATGCTACGTCAATCGGTGGGGCGATTACCGGACGTTGCTCAGGCATTATTGCTATTGACTGTGATAATACTAACACTTGGGATATTTTCAGAGCTCTTGATGTAGACAACAAAATGGTGTTCTTGTCTAAAGGCAAGGGCTACAAAGCAGGCACACTGATATATGCTTATGATGACGAATTACCTTCATCGTTTAGTATACAAGACAACAACTTTGCACTAGACTTCTATAGTAATAGAGGCTTCATATATTTAGCTACCGCTGGCAACAAAACTAAAGTCCCGTTAGCAGAAGTATCTCAGCCTCCTTCATTGCCTCCAGCAGTCAAAGCACTGTTACTACAGCTTAGTTTAAAACAGAAGCCAGCTGAATCAGCAGTAACTAATATATTCACTGCGTCTTGTTTAAATCCATTAGTTACAGAGTTACTAAAAAGAAATAAGTACATGCCGGGGCTGTTTAAGATAATAACGCCTAAAGACTTCAGAAGTGTACCTCAGTATGTTGCTAAAGGTCACTTGCACCCTAATGATGTGCCTATGGGTCGTGGCTCAGAGTACATGTCTAAAGTTAGTGCGATACTAGGAGCAGACATCTCTATAGACGAGACTATGTACATGGAGGCTATGGTAACTATTAATGAGATGTTTAGTAAGCCTATGCAATCTGGACGTCTTGAGAAGACTATACTGGACCCGATGTTAACAAGGCATGCATCTATAGATGGTGTACCTATATGGAAATATGAGGACAACTGGGACGCACACAGACTCATTATTCAGTCTAAAAGGCAGGCAGCATTAGATATAGGCTTTGACGACCATCGTAATATGTACTATGTAGTCGATGAAATAAATCAAGAGTATAAAAGCTTTGCTAGAGACAGTGAGCTAATGGCATTCATAGAAGCTGTAGCTGTAACTCACCCGTCTAAGAAAGAAGTTAAGTGCAGTGTACCGATGCTTAATGTTAAGTCAGACCCAGCAGACACATTCGGATTTCATGAAGGAGTTGACCCAACAGCTAGAGACTTAAACACATTCATACAGACTCCTGAATTAGCTATACTCAGAGACCCTGAGATATACGAAGCTAAGTACAGTAGACCGCTGCTTACTATAAAATACATGGAAACTCTCATACCTGACCCAGTAATGCGTAACTACGTTATTTCTTTTATTAAGACAAAGCTAACAACGTTTAAGTACTCACCTATTATACTATACTTCATAGGTAAGCACGGCTCAGGTAAAGATTTGTTTGTGTCTCTGTTAGAGAAGATGATGGGTAGCATGGGCAGGCCTACTGTAAAAGAGTTCTTAGAAGTATACAACGGCTACATGTTAGATAGTTACTTTGTACAGTTAGATGAGTACGGTAATCAGCTTACTAATCAGCGTGATAAAGATGAAGCGCTAGGCAAAATCAAAGCTTATACCGGAAAGCCTAAGATTAGGGTACGTGAGATGCGCACAGATGGATTTGACTATTATCACCATGTGACATTCATAATGACTGCAAATAAGAACCCTCTGATGATTGAGGATGGCGATAGACGTGTCACACTAATTAATACTCCTAATGTATTAGCTGATGCCATGTGGATTGAGGCAGCAGGCGGTATGAGTGATGTTCACGATAGAATAATGGCAGAGAGTAAAGACTGGGCATATTACTTAGCTACAGAAGTTCCTGCACTTAACATGACTGACTACATGAGAGCTCACGAATCAGAAGATAAGCTTAATCTAATAGCTGACAGTTTATACGCTGCTGGCCGTATTGCATTTTGTATTAAACACTGTATGTTTGATTACCTAGTTGACATGTGTGATGACTATGAATGCCCAGATGTAGGAAGAGCATTCTCAAACAGGCATGTAACACTAGATGATTTATTCTTACTATACGCTGAAATGACAGACCACAATGGAGAGCAACGTTCACTAACTAAAGTTATTAAGACTCACGGCATACAAATTAGACCGAGCAGTAAAGACGGTGTTAAGTCATACAACATAACACTCCCTGAAGAAAACCCATTTGAGGCAGATGAATAATGAGCACAATAATTTCATACAACAGGAGCATGATGATGAATAACCAAGAAATTATAGATAATGCGCCAGAGGGGGCAACTCACATTGATGGTACCGATTATTTAAATGCAGATAATAATAGCTATTGGAATAGAAAAAAAAGTAAATGGTGTTCTCTTTGTGATTTATCTTTACAGGATGATATGCGCTCACTAGCAGACATTAAGCGCATTGTTGAGTTAGAGAAGGCGCAAGTGGCAGAGCTCAAAGAAGAGATTGCAGCTATTGATAGGGAGTTTAACGCCCTTGATAAGGAGTTACACAGGCTGCATGTAATTGATACAGAATTGGAGGGAGGAAGTTATGATTAGATTTTATAAATGGGGGGATAATGTCCCCGAATGGATAGTAGGAATAAGAGGTGAAAAAATACCTTCAGTTACCTTTAATGGGTTGGTCTTAGTATACAGATTTAAAGGTAAAATTATATTAAAGCATTTATTTGGTAAGAGTATTATAAAAATAACTAATGGATATAAATGGAAGCTTATTTTTATAAACACAGTCATGAAACAAAAGTCTAGCCCATTAAATATACTAAGACGGATTAAATGTATAACCAAAGGACTAAAGGAAGGTAAGCAATGACATACACAATAAAACCTAATAAATTTTTATTTGACGTAACAAAGGGGCAAGACAACTCTACAATGACATTTATAGTTACTCGTGATTTAGGGGAGTATAAAAATAATGAATATCTAGTTGATATGGATACTTTACATGGCTTGGGATTTGATGGGCTTATTAAATTCGGCCCAGAAAAATGCAAGGTCAATGTACAATTAGGAGGCGGCATGAGAGTAAGTGTTGATGTTAATAAGCGATACGTATGGGACAAAGAAGAAGTAATTTGTAATCAGCCTGTAAATTACTATTGCTCAAAAGGTTGGATTGGCTCGGTAATAGTGTTTGTTAAAAAGTATATTAAACTTAACAGAGGAAGAAAATAATGAACATAAAAGATTTAGAAGGTAAGATACTAGTTAAAGCAAAAGCCGCAGCTGATGTGAGGATGAAAGCTCTACAGAAAAGCTTGCCTCGTGTTAGTGACGAAGTAAAAAAGCAGGCTGTTGAAGAGGCTGGAAATGATAAAGATTTATGTTTTGTCATATCAAAACCATGGTATTTTAACAAAGCATTTGCGATGTTATACTATGCAGCTTTTGTTGAACAGGAAGTAGACAGAATAAGGAATGAGCTGTTAAGCGCAGCAGAGCAAGTTCAAGACATACTAGAAAACCTAGAGCAATAAAGCTCTCAACAACGAAGGAAGTATCATGATTAATCACGCAGAAATGGTAAGAACACTAGCAAAACCCGGTGAAGCTATATTAGCAGAAATGACACCTAAAAAGTGTGCCTTAATTCACATGTCAGCTTGCATAATGGAAGAAGTAGGTGAACTAATTGAAGGCGTAAATGCAATTATAGTAGACGATAAAAACATACTAGAAGAGTCTGGTGATGTAGAATTCTACTTTGAAGGCTTAATTCAAGAGCTAGAGTTAGATTTAGTTGTAGAACATATTAATCAATGCTCATTATTAATGCTAGCAGTAGCAGCTGCTGACCTGTACGGCAGTATAAAGCCTCATCTGTTTTACAATAAGCCTTTGGACTTAGAGCTTGTAGCTTCTAAGGCTTCAAAGTTTAGAGCGACTCTGAGTGGTATTTACCTTATGTTATCTATAAACGAAGCTGGAGCTAAAGCTGCGAATACAGAAAAACTGGGCAAGCGTTATGAAGGCTTCAAGTATAGTAACGAAAGCGCTGTAGCTCGAGCAGACAAAATTTAGTTATATCATATAACAAATTGTTATTTATTAAAATACGTATCTAGAATATAATGAATATTCTAGATATATTTTAAGGAATATTATGGAATTAGACGAGTATGAAGCAAGACTTAAATCTTGTGATTGGTACCATGAAATGTCAGACGACCACCAAGCGTGGCTTAGAGGCAAAGAAGAATGTTCTGAAATGCTAATAGTGTCTGCGTTATCTTTACAACACTTAGAACTTTACAATAGGTACAGACCATGAAAATACTAGACTTTAATATGTCAGCCGAATATTGCTCTGATTGGGGCTATTTAGAAGCACTTAGAGAAGTTGCACAAAACGCGTTAGACTTAGACTGCGAAGCGAGCTATGAAATTTTTAACCAAGCTATAGTAGTTCAAACTTTTGACACAGAAATACCTTTAAATTGTTTTACACTAGGTGTATCCCAGAAAAGCGATGGTTCTATAGGCAAGTACGGTGAAGGTCTTAAACTAGCTATGATGATACTGACAAGACTTGAAACTAATCCTGTCATATTTACTGGCAAAAGCAAAATATCTGGCCAATTCAGAACTAATGAAATAACAAGAGAGGATACATTCTGTCTAGTATTCGAAGTGTTAGAATACTCTTCTAGCGACACTATTTTCACGTGTGACCTGTTAGACTCTTATAAGAGCGAGATACAGAAGAAGCTTACTCCTTTCGGTAGTTTCTTAGGCAAGCCAGAACACTTCGATGTAGTTGGTGAAGGTGGAGATATCTACGTCAATGGCTTATTTGTATGCCGTGACAAAGAACTAACACACTCTTACAACTTTGCTCCAGATGCGATAGAGCTAAACCGCGATAGAAACATGGTTGACGGTATTTCAACAGCTTTAGCTGTAGGCCACGGAAACTATGGAGACCCTAAACAAGTATTTGATATGCTAATTAACGAAGCTAAAGACGTTAGCCTGCTAGAGTACTACATCACTCCTAAAATGCAGACAAAGATTAAGAACATATTTACATACACTTATGGAGATGTTCCTATAGTCAAAACAGGTCAGAAGGTAGGCGGTTTGTCATTCGGTTATTCAGCTTACGGTGTATTTAAAGGCGCAGGAATTGACACAACACCTACTCCACCTGACCCAAACACTCCTTTTAACTTCTTAACTACATTCGCTGTAGACAACAAGCGCTTTATGCGTCGTGACGAACAAAACAACTTCGAAAAACTAATTCACAGGTCTAAAGGTTGGAGAGCTGCTGATGTCTTCTGATAATACAGTATTTGTGACTTTCGGTCAGATACACGCTCACTCTGTTAATGGTAAAACTTTTGATAAGAACTGTGTAGCTGCGATAAAGTGCAAAGACCATGCTCATGGCAGAGATTTAGCTTTTGAATACTTCGGTGCTAAATTCTGCTTTACTTATTTAAACGAAGATATGAGCCCTGAAATACTTAAGTACTTCCCAAGAGGAATAATAGATGTTTAAGCAATTCTTAGAGGACCCAGAAGCTTGGGATATGTTTGTTACTGGTGCTGCTGGCACAGGTAAAACTACTGACATGCGCAAAGACGTGCAGTACTGTATTGACAATGAAATACCTTACGTTGTTTGCGCTTACACTCACAAAGCTTGTGGTATACTTAGAGCTAAGTTACCTACATTTGCTCGTGTACAGACTCTGCACAGTTTCTTAGGTAAGCGTCCTACTGTTAACTCTAGTGCTGTTAAGATGTCTGAAGTTAGCTCATCTATGCAGACTAGTAAGCCTGATGAAAAGCCTCGTGTCATGTTTTTAGACGAGTATAGTATGGTCGGTGATAAAGACACTATGGACATACGTGCATGTCAAGACCCTATGTACACAGGTGAGCCAATACTTAAATTAGTTGCGTACGGTGACCATCACCAACTGCCACCTGTTGGAGATAAACAGACTCTTAAAGCTGAAGGTAGCAAGTACCATAAGAAGTTAACTAAGCAGTACCGCAACGACAACCCTTTGCAAATTCCTCTGAAGAAACTAATTAGCTATATAGATAAAGTCGCACAGCCAGAGCCTCTAGAGTCTATACCGGGCTTCTTTGAAAGAGGCATCGACATTGACAAAGTAAGGTTTAGAGAGCCTGACAAGGTGTATCTAGCTTTCACTAACAAACGCGTAGAAGACTTGAACTACAAAATTCAAGGCTATGCGTTCCCAGCAAATGACGACGATGTATTTAGTCCTACTACTCAGCATCACTATGTGTTTAAACACAGTGTAGAAGATGTTAACTGTATAGACTTACACTATACTGACCCTTTGAGCTTAGGTAGTAAGTTTAAAACTCTTGAAGGTCTTATAGAGTCAGAAAATTGTGGGTTCGGTCTGTTTCAAGACACTGACGGTGCTGAATTTGTATTTGCTTATGTCTTCGGTCACTATCGTTTTAAAAGACTCAGGGAAGAGCTTCAAAGAGCCGCTGTAGCTAGTAACAAAGCTATAGAAGATGAGTTTAGAGGCTACAAAGCAGTAGCTTGGGCTAAAGTTAACTACACTCACAAGTTAGCTAGAGAGCGGTCTAAAGCTTGGAGAGAGTTTCTTAGTTTCGATGACTGTGTTGTATGTATGGACTTTGTTCATGCTATGACTGTACACAAGAGTCAAGGTTCAACGTTCCATACTGTTATACTAGATACTGACGATTTAGCTATAGCTGCAGAACGTAACTTTGATTTATACTTAACATTAACATACGTAGGCATAAGCCGCGCATCACACAAGGTATACACACCATGAACAGAGGAGACAGAGTCAAAGTAGTTCCTCTTGACGGTCCGATGCCTGCTGGTATACCATACTCTGGTTTTGTTACTACTGTTAGAAGTGTAGTAAACAACATGGTTAGTGTTGATGCTACTAACGGAGTAGTTTACGCTGTTTTATTTGAGCAAGAACTAAGGAGCCTTGAAGAAGGTGGTGAGTGTGAGTGCGGAGGTACTATAGCACTCACACAAGAGCCTTGCTATTGCAGTGCTACAAGTATGCCTCCTTGTAGTAACTGTGAGAGTAGCAGACTAGAGTGTGATGAGTGCGGTGAAGAGATAGATTAAAATAGAATAACGTTATATCAATTAGTTATTTATTAAATCATCAAAACCTTGTTATAATAAATAGTCGACTTAATCAAAGGAAAAGTTAATGACTAGAATAAATTGCATACCTGTTGAAGACCTAGCAGACCAACACTTGTTTATTGAGTACCGTGAAATTACTCGTGTTAGTAAACTGTCAAGAGGTATGCTAGACTACGGTAAGTATACGCTAGGCGAAGGTCATGTAAAGTTCTTTTATGACAAAGGTCTTTATTTAGCTAATCGCTGTGAACGTCTCTACGATGAATTAATTATTCGAGGGTATAATCCCACAAAAAAATTATATAAACCTCACCCCATATCATTGAACGATGATTGGGAGCCTACGAAACAAGATAAAATAACAAATCTAGTCAGGCTATCAGCTAAAGTAGTTGAGAAGCCTACTTTTTATACTCTTAATAAAGTAAAAGTAAAAAAAGACTATTATATTCAATTATTGCATAATATATAACAAAATTGAATTTAATAAATTGCCGATACACGGTATAATTAAACTGTTGGAATACACCAACACAATCAGGAGTCATACAAAATGGCAGTAACAAAGAAGTTTACATCTCCGAAAGGCGAAATTGAATGGGCTACTATCGAAGGCGAAGGCAAAGAAAACTTATCCGGAGTTCTTCAGTACGTAGCTAATTCTGTAATCTCAGCAGACGACCCAGTAGTCGCTGAAATTGAAGCTTTTTGGGAAGAAAACAAGCCTAAAGGTTTTAGAAAAGAACGCAAGTCTAATGGCTTGTACCCTTACAAAATCAAAACAGAAGAAAAAGATGAAGATGGTAAAGACATATATGAAGTAGATGAAACTCGTCTCTCTATGGCTTTTAAAACTGGCACTACTTATCCTGACGGCTCGCCGAAGAAAATCCAGATATACAACTCTAAAGCTAATAAAGTTGAGTTGCCTGACGGAGTTAAAATCGGTAACAGTACAATAGGTCAAATATCTGGCGCTATGGGCATCTATACAACTATGGACCCTAAAGGCAAAACTATAATTGATGCAGGTATAACTTTATACCTTAACTCAATTAAAATCTCAAAGCTGGTCGAATACGAAGGCGACGGCGATAATTACGAGCCTGATGATGAAGATGATGAAGACGGTGGCTGGACTGGCGATGAAGGCTGGGAAGGTGAAGAAAAAGCTGCCCCTGCTCCTCAAGGTAAGAAGCTTCGTTTATAAGTTCTGATATGCAACTATAGTATATCCTATGAAGAGCGCTGGTAGGACCGCCTAGTAGTCTACCACCTAATTTAACACTATAGTCAATGGAGACTAACAAATGAATACTGCAAATCTTATACTTTCTCAAAACGACGCTTTTAAATTTGTAACTGTACGTTTTATGGATGAATCAAATCAAGCCTTAAACCAAGAAAGCACTAAGACTTACACTTACAAAACAACTCTAGAGTTGTTGCCTGATGACCTTGTTGTTGTCGAGTCACCTACTGGTTTTAAAGTTGTACGCGTAGAGTCTATTCTTGACATATCTGAAGTAGATAACAAGTACGAGTATAAATGGGTAGTGTCTAAAGTTGATTTAGACTACTATGAAAAATGCAAATTGGCAGAATCTGGCGTCAAGAAGCAGGTTAACAAGCTAGAGTTTGAAAAGACACGTAGAGCTTTTCAAGAAGAGCTTGAAGGTCGTCTAGGCAAGGACGCTGTAGTAACTCTTCAAGGGATTGCAAAACTTTGATTTATGATGTAGTCAGTTTGGAAGAATTAGATGGAGCTATAGATTATTCTAAGCTCATCTTTTCTGACTCTGAGACAGACGGTCTTTATGGCCGTATTGTCATGCTTCAGGTCATGCAAGCTGGATGGGATAAAGCGTTATTAGTACGTGACCCTGAAAGATTCAAACTGATGGCTATGCTCAATAAAAACACTGTTTGGCATAACGCACACTATGACTTAACTTGTGTGCAGACTATGCTTAAAATGCCTTGGATACCTGAGCACTTTGAAGACACATTCTTATTAGCTAGAATAGCTCTTCCTCACATGGAGTCTTACACATTAGATTCTTTGTTGTTAGAAGTTTTAGGGTTTGACCCTTACAAGAATGAAAACTTAGATAAAAAAGTTCTTCAGAAGTCTAACTGGTCTGGTGTCTTAACTGAACAACAAAAGCTGTATGCTGCGCTAGATGTTTACCATATGCCAGAAGTGTGGGATAAGATAGTAGTTGCTATAGAAGATATAAACTACCAGCTAGATATTGCTACTGTTAGAACGTGTCTTGAGATACAGAATAACGGCATGCCTATTGACCAATACTTACTAGAGATTAAGCTTAATGAGTCTATAATAGAACTTGACGCCAATCCTGTGCCTATAAATGTAAACTCTTGGCAGCAAGTTAGGAAATGGTTAGACGTTACTAAGTCTGACGATAAAGCTCTGTCTATACTGCAATTAGCTCCTGACAATGGATGTTTAGAATCATCTGAGAAAGGAATTAAGGCAGGTAGAATTCGCAAGAGGCGTAAGCTTCTTAAACTTATTAATTTCTTGGAGAAATACAATGCTTGTGGAGCCTATCTTTATGGCAAGCTTAAGCCTTCTGCTCGTAGCGGACGTCTTACTTCTGATGATGATAATATTCAGCAAATCCCAAGAGCACTTAAAGGCGTGTTTGGTTATGCTCCGGATAGTGGTCGTGTTATTATTTACGCTGATTATGCTCAACTTGAGCTTAGAACTATTGCAGCGATATTAAATGTGCTGTTGATGGTTAAGATGTTTAGACAAGGCGTAGATGTTCACAGCTTTACTGCTCAGATGTTGTTCGGTGAAGACTTCACTTCTATGCATAGACTGTATTCTAAAGGCGCTAACTTCGGCCTGTTGTACGGAGGCGGTGTTGACATGTTTATAGGGTTTATGATGCAAATAGCTTCTGTAGTGTTAAGCCATCGTGAAGCTTCTAGCATTAAAACACGCTGGTCTAATCTTTGGAAAGAGATAACTAAGTGGCAGCAGGAAGGCATAGCTAAGTGGCGTAAAGTCAAGTTAGGTTCTACTCCTCTAGGCAGACATTACAAAGCTAAAATGATGACTGACTTCTTAAACATAGAAAACCAAGGAGCTGGTGCTGATGTGTCTAAAT